CCAGCAACTCAATATGAGTTTATATGGTAGTGGTCGGTCAATTGACAAAGTGACCTTCGTGCCTTTCTCAATTATAGGACAAGCAGAGTCGTCGGTAAAATTCATCCCCCAAAAATTTTTATTCTCACCCTGAATTGTAATTGAGCCATCTTGATTAACCGTTGTAGCAATCCTTATTTGGTTAGCGGTAACATTATTTGTAATCTTTAATAAATTTTTGCCTAAAATTTTAATATTCTGGCCGCTCAGCTCCTTAATCACTTGTGGCAATTGAGGTCTAGGTGAAGTTAGTGGAGTTAAATACGGAGTATATTCAGGAAGATTATTCTCGTTAAAAGTACCATAGTAAAGAGCGAAGTTACCATACAGAGGAAGTGGAGTCGTATCGTCTTTCTTACCGCATAGAATCACCATTTTATATTGGTCATATTTTGTGAAATCAGCAGTAAAATTGTGTATTCTAGCAGTTTTATTACCAATCACATCAAAACCACTGCCATCTTTCTTACGGGCAGAGATTTCAACGTAGAATTTAGTGTTTGGGTTATTGTATTGAGCAATAGTATATCTTCCGGTGTCCATTAAGATACTCGTAATATCTCGGCTGACTAATTGCACCCAGTCGCTGTCTGGTGTACCAGAAAGCTTTAATGTGCCATCTTGATTAATTAAACTCAGCCCATTCTTATTAACAGGAAGCTCAGAAAACTCATCGAACATATTTCTATAACCGGCTGAGACATCATTACCAATATATGGTTCGTCGGTTGGAGTATCACCAAGTGATAATTTAGGAGTAAAGGCACCTAGGTCGATATTTGTGCCAACAACATCAGAAAGACTGACACGAAAAGTTCTAAACGGTCTATCGGCTGTAAAAGTCACTTTAGTTTGCCCAGCGTTTAAGTTAGCGCTAAGATACCAAGGTGCGGAGGTGTAATTAGCCGATGCAGTTATGGTATGGTTTAGTGGCCTATCCACAGACAATGTATATGTCCCAGCAGGGAACAGCACATTGTCATAAAAATCAGATATTACCGTCCAACCAGCTGTCATTATGCCTTTAGCTTCGGTAATACGACCATTTGCGTCTGTTTTAACAGAGACACCATTAGTAACGAAATTTCTGTTGAACTTAATAAGGTTCTTACCTTCAGGTTTGTTTTGGCTTAGCCACCCAATAGTTCGCCCATTTATTAATTTTCCGCTAGCTTGGGCCAATACTAAGTCGCCCGGCTTATACCAACCAAGACCTGTAGTTTCAGCTTCGAATGGGTGATGTGAGAAATCTTTTACGGAATTAAAAATCGGAGTAATTAGTTTTCGCCTGTCGTCATCTAAAATCTCATTATTGGCTAATTTAACCTCTGTACGGCCATTATTAGCCACAGATGTATTATCAGCTACCGCAACATTATCTTCTTGTGGCGTGCGAGCTAGTACTAAGCTATTCACAGGGCCATATTTTGGCTTATATTTTAAGGTTTTGAGATTATCATAAGTCCAGATTTCATCTTCGTCTGGTTTTTTCTTGCTATCTCTAAATGATAAAGTTTTACCATTAAATACCGCAATAGTAGCGGTGGCACCTGCGATTTCGCCTAAAATGTCACGATAAGTACAGTTAGAAATCTTCGCGTATAAGTCTTCAGGAATCTGATAGGTAATGTTTGGTAAATTATCGAGGTTGGTGTCGACCGTGAAATCAAAGCGTCCAGCAAGCTGATTGATTAACTCTTTAACTGCGCATGGGAATTGGATCGTGCCGGAATTGTATGGGGTTTTAGCAAGTTTCCCCATGAGGTCGTAGCCCTTAATTCTGGTGGTCTTCTTCTCAAAATCAGCGGTGGATTCTTCCACATAAAATAGCCCAAGGTTCGCCTCTTCCCAAGTGTCATTTACGGCATCGATAAGCGTTTTAGCTACCACACTAAAAGTATGGTCGACTAGATTATAGTTAGTGCCAAATAATTCAATATTAATTACAGAGGTAGCTGTACCAAATAGGTGTCCAGATGAGTCAATGGTGATTTTAATTAGCTTGTCTTGACCTGTAATTACAGTGTTATCATCTAAAACTAGCGAAGCAGTAACCATTTTAACTGGTTCTTTCATTGCTTGCTTAAATTTATCAGTTACATTTATCATATTAAATCCTTTCCATAGGAATTAAATTCACCGTAAACGGTTTATAAAGCCCTCTCTGGCGTTCTAGGAGCTCCACTGAGTAATCTGAGGCGTAATAAGCGCCTCTTCTAGTGGTTCCAGACATTGGGTCATAATACTCAACATTGAAAAAACCTTGGTCTAATAATTTGCAGAGTTCAGAAATACGCTCTTTGGTTAAAACCCCACCAATTTCTAGTTCTAGCTTTGGAAATACGCCAATAAAGGTCGCAGAGAGACCGCCATTGAGGTTACGTCCAGCGTCTGAATATAGCTTGGCACGAGTAACCTTATAGGTTTTAAGCCCTAACACTGATTTTCCGTTAATTTTTAATAGATCGCCTGAAATTATCATTTTTTCTCCAAATAAAAACGACCATGGGGAATCCCAGCACGGTCGTAGATAGTTCTATTATAACAGATTTAGGTGATACTGGTTAAAAGCTAGACAATTGTTTTTGAATCCGAATAGTGATAATATTAAACTAAATTTTGTTTTATACACATATTTTCTATCAGATAGGCGTAATAATATGCCTATCTTTTTGCTCTTCAATGGGTCTTATGTAAAAAATATTTGTACAATTTATTAATTTCTGTTAGAATGCATATAGTGACAATGTCAATCAAAACAAAAATAAAATAAGTTCTTTAAGTGATTAAAAAATAGAGCTTTACAGCTATATTTTTATTTAAGTAAGTATAATAAAAGTATATCCGTGCAGCGCTAGTAACTGCATGAATATTGTCAGACTAGATGTTTTTTCGAAGTGTATCTAATCTGATAAGTGTTTGATTAAGACTCAGCTTGTACTGGGTCTTTTTCTTCATCAACCCAAAAATGGAAGAATCCTCCATTTTTTGGATAGATGATCTTGCCATTCTTTCGAATGTAACGGCAGAAAACTTCTGACATACAAGTCTTCCTTTCCTAATTATTAATGTTCACTCTGAGCTTATCTCAGTAGCCTGATACTTTACTTTATTTTTTATTTTCAAGTGTTTATCTCATAAAAAACTAGCATTCTTATTGATGCCACTTTAGCAATAAAAAAGTCCTGTACCAGTATGTGGAGTAGGCGCGTTTTAACTGGCTCATAAACCAGGTGGTTGTTTAGACCTACGCCACATATTGACACGGGACAAAGTTGAATTGTTAAAACGTCTTATCATCGCCAACCACGGCGAATCGTACCTCCAAGAAGTATTAACTCCTCAGCAATTTTATTATAGCACATTTTACACAAGTAAATACTTTTCCACAACTTTTCTTAAAGATTACAAAAAAGTCTCACCACTATAACTTATAATATTGATTATTTTTATGCCTATTACATAACGTCTATGGAAAAAATATTAGGTTTATGCTTGCGAACCATAGTGTTTGTTGTATATTTGAAGTAATAAACTTTAATCTTTAGGAGAGATTTTCGCATGGCGGAAGAAAAAGAGTCAAATAAAAAACCAGTCTATAAGAAGTGGTGGTTCTGGCTTATCGTAGTATTTGTAACTATTGGGGTTCTGGGACAGAATAAAGATGAAGGGAAGCCAATGCATAGCTCCAAGCAAGTCACCGTTATCGATTTTAAGGATATGAAATATAACGATATCGCGACATGGTGCGAACAGAACAAGGTCAATTGTGTCGAAATTAAGGAATATTCAGACACTGTGGCCGCAGGTAGCTTCATCAAGCAATCCGTAGCCGCTAACGAGTCAACAAATGAAGGCAGCACTATTAATGTGGTCTATTCAAAAGGCGTATCCCCTACCGTTAGCCAACAAAACGCTATTAAAAAGGCTGAAAGTTACTTATCTTTCACTGCATTCTCCAGAGATGGTCTAATTAAACAGCTAAAATACGAGAAATTCCCAGAAAGTGACGCGATCTATGCGGTCGATCATATTACAGTCGACTGGAACGAGCAGGCAGCTAAAAAGGCTAAGAGTTATCTCGACACTACATCTTTTAGCCGAGACGGATTGATTAAGCAACTAAAATACGAGAAATTTACTCAAGAGCAAGCTGAGTACGGGGTTAGCAAAGTCGGTTTGTAATAAAATAATCGTCATTAAAAGCGGGCGCTCTAGATATCTAGGACGCTCGCATTTTTTAGGAATGATTGAGTATTTAAGCGGTCGACCATACCATTAAAGTATTCTTCCCCATCAATATTCACAATAAGTGGTAATTTCTGCATTTTTTCAGCAGGCTCATTGATTATGGAGTGTTTAATGTCAAAATCAAAGTTAGAACCAAAGCTATGGCCAAAATCAAGTTTACTGTCAATTTCCTTACTTAGCTCACTAGCAGACTTCACCATGCCGCCCAAGTTAGACTCGAAGCCAATATTCATGCCTTGGCTCATGTAGTCACCAATACCCATAAAGAGACGCGACGGGGAGTGAATGCCAAGGAATTTTTTAACGCCATCCACGGCGCCAGAGAACATATTTTTCATACTGTTAGCAATATTGCCAATACCAGCCTTAAGCCCGTTCCAGATATTTCGACCAATATCGCTGAATGCTTGAAACGCCCCACTGAACGCATTTACGATATCGTTCCAGCGTTCTCCAGCCCAGTTTGCGACTCCACTAAATGCAGAAGTTAAACCGTTCCAAGCTTCACTCGCTTTAGTTTTAGCGTGATTGGCAAATTTGCCAAATTCAACCCCAGCATTTTTCGCGAGATTAGAAATATCTTCTCCAACTTTACTTAAACTCACCCCCATTGGTCCAAAGAAACCCTGGTCGACACCAGTCATACTATCATTGTAAGTTTTTGTAATCTCTTTTGACTTCTTTTTGGTCTCACCCTCTAACCTACTAATATCATCGACATTAGCTTTGACCATATTCCCATTTTCGTCTTTGTATTCTAAAGTACCGTTTTTAAGTGCATCAATAGCCTCCTCAGTATTTCTGTATTTTCCAGAAATAACCGCCTGTGCAATAGCATTCGCATACAGTGCAGATAATTCCTCATCCTTAGTCGCCTTGTGTACCTCTGCGGCCTTAGCAGAGTCATTAGTGGCCTTAGTTAAATTGTCTTGAGACAACTTAACTTGTTCATTGGCAGAATCTAATTTTAGTCCAGCCTCATAAACAGCTTGCTGTGCTGCGGTCATATTCTGATATGATAACACCCCATTATCTACTTGAGACTTTAACGATTCGTAGGTTACACCTCTATCGCGCTCAATTTGTGATAATTCCGCCTGGGCCTGTTTTTGGTCTTTAATGGCTTGAATTTGCTGCAGCCCAGCATCCGCAGCGGCTTTTCTGGCATTATTAAGGCTCTCTTCGGCATTTTTAACCTTTTCGGTCGCATCAGAAAGTTGTGAATTGGCAGTCTTAAGTGCTTTAGCTGCGGATTCAGCTTTTCTGGTCGCACTATCTGTTTGTTCGAGAGCAGATTTAACACTACCAAAAATAAACGCAACACCAGCAATAATCCCAGCCCCAGCTAAGATTAGAGGATGTGCCATGATTGCGGTAAATGCACCTAAAACAGCTGTCTTAGTTCCAACAGCTGCTGCAATTGCGGCAGCCTTAACCCCTGCAAAACCACCGCCTGCTAGCACGAAGGCTGTTTTTAGTGCGCCTAATTTTGCAGACATAGCAACCATAGCCTCAGGAGACGATAACATTACAGAGCGAAGGGTACGTACACCAGCACTAAGGTCATCAATCGCATTTTTAGCTTTAATTGCGACCGTTAAGCCACCAATCGCAACAGAGACACCAATAATAAATTCAGCAAGGCCTTTATTATCGGCAATGTACCTCAATGAGTCACCAAGAGCATTTAATATCAAGACGATACCGCCACCAGTGAAGTTAGCAATAGGGATTAAAAATACATCTATAAAAGGCTTCAAATAGGCATTCCAGATTGTAGAGATGGCTCTACCTAGGAATCTAATCGACCCCCCAAGTGCATTTAAGAAAGCAGGAAGCAACTCATTCCCAACCCAAGTAATGAATGGCTTAATTCTTTCCCAAACATCAGCAAAGATTTGTTTTGCAGGCTTAATAAATTTACTAATATCATCGCCAAATCTCTTGAACGCCTCTCCAATTTTGTCGAAATTGAAAATTTTGAGACTATCTCTTAACTTCTCAAAAATCTCATTGACCTTATCAACACCCTTACCAATTCCAGAATCATCGAATCCAATGCCGGAAACGTCATAGCTTGGCGCGCCGCCACCCCCTCCTGAGCCACCAGAGCCTCCAGAGCCGCCTGTATCTTGCTTAGATAGTGCATTCATCTCATCGAAGCCTGCAAGCTGTTTCTGAAGCTTCTTAGCGGCCTTGGCAGTGTTTCCAATATCTTTGGTCGAGCCTTGTGCGGCTTTACCTACATTTGCCATAGAATCAGCCGCTTGGCCGCCAGAAGAGGCTACATTTTTCGCCCCGATAGAACCCATGCCAAATAATGAACGAATCGCATTTACTGCAGTTAAAACTAGCTTAATAAAGGCCGCTACGTAGTTTGAAGCGGTCAAAATAATATCTTTTACTACATTGAAAAATCCGGCAATATTAGATTGCCCAATGGCATCCATACAGGCGGCAATACCACGCACAATGGCATTTCTCATATTGATAAATGAGGTAGCGATACCATTCGTAGCGCCTGCTGCTTGTTGTTCGAATGAACCCAAGCCGTTAATACCCTCAGTATTTAGTCTCACGGCAGCACGCATAAAGTCATCCATGGAAGACTTACCACTTTGTAAAGCGTCATAGAGCTGAGATGAGTCCATATAACCCATAGCATTAGCAATCTGCTTGAGTTGGGCCGGCATAGCTTGCATAAGGGTCTTCCAGTCTTGCATTTCTGGCTTACCCTTGGCATAAGCTTGCTGTAGTTGCTCCATAGCAGAAGCTTGTAGTTGAGCGTCTGCACCGCCTGCTAGAATAGCGTTATTAAGCGCCAGATATATATCGGTGGAAGCCCTCAGATTGCCGTTAGTAGCGGTAAAGCGTTGCACGGCAGTAGTAGCTTCATCTAGGGTGGTTGGGATACCCTCAAGCTTCTTGGAGAGATAATCAATGGCAGGTTGTGAATCCTTAGCTCCCACTCCAAGATTTTGCATAACACGAGGGAAGTTTTTGAGCGTATCAAGGCGTTTTACGGCGTCACCCGTACCTGCAGCGATTGCTGCCAAGGCTTTTTGAGTAATAGCAGATACAACCCCCATAACGGCACCAGTAGCGGCTGCTTTCATTCCCATATTCTTAAATCCAGCAGTAACCCCACCAGAAGCCTGTGTGGCGGCTTTTGAAATCGCACTAAGCTTTCTATTCACTCGATCGATTTCTTGCTGGAACTGCTCGGTTTGAGCCTTGATTAAGACATTGAGTTCATCTACTGTCTGTGCCATTATTTTTTCTCCTGTTCAATCTGCGCCTTGATATACGCTTCGAGGTCTTCTGACCGTGTAAACGCCCTGTTCGACTCTTCTTTCGCCATAAATGGTGATTTCGGGTAGTGTTTAGCGTGAAATGCATATCTCACGTAATTACCTAGGGCGTGATTCATTTTGTCCTGTTCTGCAATCCTGTCTTTATAACCAGCCAGACAATTCTGAAATTGTCCGATAGTTAATTCCCAGAACTCCGCAGGGTGAAGACCTATCTGAAAAGCTAAGCGTTCTTTGTCTTGCCAGAATTCTCGGAAGCAGCTAAAGCTTCGTCCATAGCCTTCGCCATCTCCGACCTGATTGTCTTCGAAGTCACTGTTTTTCCTAAAAAACCCGCGTCTGCGATTCCGGACATGACTTCAACCATAGCCTTATCGACTCCCTGCTTAAATAGTTCATCAAATTCATCTTGTGAGCCACCACCAGCGATGAATAGGAAGAGCAGGGCAGAAACAGAGGGGGTAGAATTAAGCGTAGAAATTGCCTCAAAAAAACTTTCGCCCATTCCTTTTTCAGCTTTAGCGATATTAGAAGCTTTGTAATTAAGTTGAACCATGATTTTATAACCTCGATTAAATAATTTCTGATGTGGGATTTACCCCTCCCACTAGGGTTTTAATTAAGCGACCTTACTAAATACTGGCTTGCCAGTTAGACGGAGAGTGAGCTTATAGCCGTCAATACCGTCAGTAGTCTTTTCACCGTAGGTAAAGCTTTTCACAAAGGCTTTATAGGCGATTTTGAGCTTAGCTGGGGTTAAGATTTCCCAGTCGCGCACCATACCACTGTCGAACAATGCACGGAGTTTAATAACTTGTGATTCATCTTTAATAAGTGCTTCGATATCTTGTGACCCCCAGTCGGCAGCACCAGAGAGGAATTCTTTTCCGTCCACGCTATCGAGTGTAGTCACATCGATTTCTTCTTTTTCACCGGTAATTTCACCGATAGATTTCAACGCCTCAAGAACTAGGTTAGTTGGTTCTGCGCCTGCTTTTATAAGGGTGAGGGTGGTTCCCATAGTCTGTGATTTAGCCATGGTTTTTTCTCCTATTTGAATTTCACTGCTCGAAAACGGCAGTTAGTATGGAATAATGCACCTTCTGGACTTGGCACATCAATCACGTAGGTTAGTCGATAATTAATCGTTCTCATCTTAGCCTCGACTTCACTAAGAATGCGGGAGAGGTCAGTACTTTTATTAGCGAAAATATCAATTACAATCTCAATATCTTGCTTAGCAATTTCATTACTCAGAGTGTATTCGGGGGAATTCTCGCCAACATAAAAGGTAATTGCTGGAACTTTCGTAAAAATTGCTTGTGTACCCTGTTGACAGGAATAACCCAAACTTTTTAACGCCTTGTAAACTTCTTCTTTCGGTTGGAACATGTTAACTCTTAATACTTTCTGAAACTGCTTGGCTTATAATCTGCTTGATATTAAGCTTAGCTTCTTTAAGGCCTCGGTACATCGGAGCCTTAGCTGCGAAACCGTTAGTCTTAATAAACTTTAAGCCATCACTAGTTTCTTTCGGATAGACCCAAGGTGTCATGCGATAGGTGAAGCCTTCCGCTTTCGGATGAGTTCCTACTGCCTTTCTACCAACACCGTATTCGATATACAGAGCGTATTCCATATTATTCCGGACTCCACCAATGATTTCATCACCTTGGATGTTTGCCGGGATAATAGTCAATCCTCCGCGCAAGGCTCCTGTGTCGACAGGAATCTTCGGTTTAGTCTTCTGCTCTAATACAGCAGAGGCCATATTTACGGCATGAACTAAGGTTTTGAGGTTTTTAGCACGGTTTAACTTAGTTTTTAGCTCTGTTAATCCTGTAATTGTTATGCTTGCCATTTCACCCCCATAATCATCTTGTGAGAGTCGTATGGAAGCACACTAGTTACTTGATAAATAACGCCATTAACTTTAATTAAATCGTCTAATTTAACCTCTACGGAAGTGCTACAGCTGATACTAATATCAATCTTTTCCACAAGCCCAAGCTCTGCCTGAAGTGTGCCAAGCTGAGTGTAATTAACATTACCCTTAAAGCTCTGCACGATCGAGTCGTCGATATCTTCTTCTTTAACCAGCCCGCCCTCATCATCGAGTTTGTCTGTTTTGCTTAGGACATAAATGTCCTTATCATAGAAAATCTTCGAGATGAGGTCTTGAGTTGGCTTAGAGAACAACATTGGCTCTCCTGTACGGCTTTAAGATTTCCGAAACCCCTCCAAAAAGTTCGGTATCGGAAGCGGAAGCTAGGTAATTACGAGCAACATTATCGAACGTTACAGTTTGGCCATTGTCACTCAAAGACTTGACCCTCGTATTAGTGTTCGTACCAATCAGCTTATCTTTAACCTCTTCAAATAGTGCTAATACTACTCTCACTGAGATATTTACAAGCCTTTCATCGAACATATCTTGAGGGTCAAGATTCAAATATAGAGATAAGCGGTCAGCCATCTCAGCCGCTAAAAATCCTGCAAGAGCCTCACTCTCCTCATTTTCGAGGATATGGATAACTTGTACCTTGTCTTTTAGTGCTGAAATGAACTGATTCTTATCTAACATATTATTTTCCTTGGGTTTCTGGCTTAGCTTCAGCTTCAACTTCAGCTACTTCTTCGGCTGGGGCTTCTGCTTCTTTCTTGGCTTTCTTTGGCTTAACCTCAGCCTTTAAGTCGGCTTCAGTGATTGGCTCATAAGTCTCTGGGCGAGACTCGAATTGTTCAATCACTACTTCGTTTGAAGTGGTTAAGATTGTACCATCTGCCATTCTGAACATTTTTTCCATGCTTTTTCTCCTAAATTAAAGGGTTGCTACTTTGAAGATAGTGTCTGGGGTAACTGCCTTGGTACCTTCGCTGACGAAGATAGACAATGCCAAAGAGTTAGAGAGAGGCACCTTTTCAGCGTTGTACTTATTTACAATAGCGAGCTGACCAACAGAGCCCATGCGTTGAACCATGATGTCTGCAGTTTGACGGACAGTATTGATAACACGAACACCGTGGAAGAGTTCAATTGCTTCAGCCTTAGAACCATCATTGCCTGGAATCTTATCGATAAGATTACGGACCTTACCGTAGCCCTTAGGGTTACAGGTAATTACAAGGTCAGCGCGGTCCATGCCATCAACCCAGTCATTAGAGAGGGTTTCAGCCTTAGAGATGAGCTCTTCAACTTTGTCTTCAATAGCGGTTACGGTTGGAGCGATAGTGACTGCAACAGCAGCTGCTTCGGCAATACGGAAGAATTCTTTATCGAGGAAGGCTGCGATACGGCCGGCATGAGAAGCAGTACGACGATCTAACAGACTATTGATACCACTGAGAGTAACATCTTTGAATTCGATTTCTTCGACGATTTCTTTATCGGTATCGATATTGAGAATAACTTTACCGCTATTTTTGAGAGCAGAACCTTTGCTATTAGTACGGGCGGTACCGTAGTTATTAAGTTCTGCGTCTTTGAAGCGGTCGAAGATGACAGAACCACTTTCTGGGTCGCCAGAGTAGTTATTGTTTTTGATGAGTGTGGACACACACTTTGCGCGAATAGCGTCAATAATAGCACCACGAATTTCAGCTAATTTATCTTTAGTAGTGCCAGTAGTTAGGATTGAAAGGGCATCTTGTGCCATTGTGATAATTCCTTGTTTTAGATAATCACGACATTGGAATCGTTTCCAGCGTGTGATGGAGTCGAAGACTTATCAGTTGGGGTAGCCCCTGAAGCTTTAAGCTTAGCTTGCACGCCTTCCATGAGTTTTTCTTCCCAAAGAGTGGAGAAACTCTCGATATTCGCATTCATTTTTTCCGCATCATTATCAATTAGATAATCTGCGAAATCCGCTGGAATATTCTTCTTAGATAGCGCCAAGAGACAGTCTGATTTGCGTTCTCGCATAGTGATACTATGTTCACGCGCTTCAATCTCTTTCAGCTTTTCTTTTTGAGCTTCTGTTGCTCGCTCTTCTTCTGTGAGTTTAGCTTTGCGCTCGTACTCTGATAGAGCATCTGCAACCGCCTGCTTTGTCTTCTCCTCAGACTTCTTGTTAAGTTCGTTAACCCGTTTCTGGATTAGCTCATTAACTTGGTTCTGAGTGAATTTAGGTTCCTGCTTTTCACCACTATTGACTTCTCCCGCAGTAGAATTAGTCTGGTTATTGTTAGATTCAGCACCGTTTTGGTTCATCATCTTCCTTTCTTTTACGTTCTTAAGGATTAACTTGAGATTAAAAAACGACCAGCATAAGTGGTCGTAGGACTTCAAAATAAAAAAAGACCAACTAAGACTTATGCAAGTCGTAGATGATCTAGAGATATTATAGCACGGGTGCTATTTTTTACAAACCTATATTATTCAGCCCAATCTTCAGAAATATCAGTATCTAAGTCGGAGAATTGTTTTAACCATTCTTTATAGCTCATATTTTCAATATACTCACTAATGTTCGTCCTTCGATTCCTAGCGATACGCGTGTCGGCTTCATATTCCTCGCCGAGATATGCCGTAATGGTCGACCTACAATTCGGATGCATTGGCGGCATATTCACGCCGGGAGTAGCGTCTTTAACTCTAAACACTTTTTTATCTAGATGCTGGCAAATCTCACTAGTTTTAGTATCAATAGTAGCGATAAATTGGTATTTTTCGATACCCATTTCTTTATAAGAGTCAAGCTCCGCTTGGTTTTCATAGTAGTTCGTTTCGGTGCGGATTAAACGGTCTGCTGAGCTTTTTGACACATCAAAGCGTTCTCGAATCAAACGAGAAGTTTTAGCATGAGACTGTCCCGTAGCGATAGCTTTTCCTACTATTTCTTTTAATTCATTACCAAGTTTCTGACTTCGGCCCCAAATACGCTCGCTAAAATTCTTTCCATAATTCTTTTCACTTAGGACCTTGCGCACACTCTTCGTGTTAAGCTTGGAAAAATTAGCTATCTCTCCAAAGCCTTTCGAGGTGTCATAAGCAGTACGATAATAGCTATTTTTATAAGTATCAGCCAAGCTCTTTCCTGTAAGTTTATTGATTTTCTTACTAGCTCTATTTATCTCGACTTGCATTTGGAGATTTAAGAATTCCAAACGGTTTATCCTCGCATTATAATTGTCTGGCAGGTCGATATAGAGACCTAACTCACGAATTTGCTCTTTAAGACGTAAAATGTCGCCTTGTGGGACTAATTCACGCAAAGCTTCGACGTCAAAACCTTTATCTTTATAATATCTAGCGTAAATATCTTGTACCTGTCTTGTAATTTCTCTAGAAGCTTCTGAATAGACATTATAGATTTGGCGTAAATAAGATAGGCCGTGGTGTTCGGCTTCTAAGGTCCGTCTGATTGAACGCTCCTCCCAGTAGCTACGTGGTTTAATATTAACCTCAAGGCTCTTATTGATTATTTTAGGGGTTTGTGATAATCTTAAATCAAGAAACAGGCTACCTTCGTTGGCTGCATAGCTGGCGGATGAATAGCCTGTTTTTTCCGCATTCAAAAATCCGATAGAAAATACTTCTTTTTTATCAGCAATAATAAAACCAGCAACCTGTTTTTCTAAACTTCTCTTAGTAACCTCTTTAATTATTTCTTCTCTATCTAGTTGGCTTTTAGAGGCATTATAAATAATGAAGCCGTCACCCATAATTTGTTTATGTGCTTTGCTCGTCTGTTTTTCAATGGATCGTTTTGATGATATATCTTTTATCTCAACTCGCTTGCCATCTATCAACAGATCTGGTGTTTTATGATTTTGCGGCCTATCAATTTCGGATATCAAATAAACGCTTTCAAATCTTTTTGATTTAAAAAATGTTTTTAAAACTTCTTTTTCGTTATTAGAAAGAGCGGCTGGCCTTAATATCCAATCGTCGTTATAGTTATCACCATAGACACTCTTATATAAGCTCTTTGGCAAAGGTGGGATCTCATCAACATCCCAATATCTAGCTGCTGGTTTTTTCGACATAACTAAATCTCTGGCTTAGATTTATCTTTTTCATTAGCGTCTGGGATGTCTTCATCATCAAATTCAGGCTTAGATTCCTCTTTAGCAAGCTCCACGGTTTCCTTAGCATCGTTTACGAATGACAATTGAGCCACAAGAGTCTCTTTGTCGACCAAACCAACAAGGTTATTAATCATTTGAGACTGCTCATAGTCATTTTGTGGTAATGCACGCTTAAATACGACATCAATATCAGCAGGGCTGATTAAGTTCATATTATTATTGAGATTGAAGAATCGGTTATAAATTCTGAACCTATCAATTAGAGCATTTTCAAAGTAGCGCTCTTTATCTTTAATATGTTGTTCGAATGCGAGAAGCTTATAGAGTAGTGCAACACCAGAAGAATTACCAGCAAAATTTTGGTCACTCATATCTGGAGTCATTGAGATTTTATGGATGTCAGAGAGAAGAGAAGACCTTAAAACATCAGCGTCCGCCTCATTGATATTCTTAACGATATACTCGACTTTAGCGTCAGCTGGAATTCCTGCAAGCGTTCTAGACTCTTTAAGCGCGTCTTTTTGCTCTTTAGTGATATTCATCCCATAAAATGCAAGAATAGCGTCCACTAGACGCTCACGATCGATTACGCGGTCTGATTGCAAGATATTATAAGCGTCAAGCAGAGAAATAACAGGCTCAAAATCACCCATACGGTCTGAGCTATTCATGTATTCAATTACCGGCACTTCGCCGTAACCATGCATGAAGTCTTCAATCTCTGGAACTTGGAACAAATGACCGTCTTTGAGGCGTCGCTCCATACAAAGTTCTTGGGTTAAGATAGTAACATCGAATTCGTTCTCTAATTGTCTACCTTTTTCGTCAAATACTGGGTCATAAATAATGGCAAAAAGCTTATTGTGCTGAACGCTGTTGTCATAAGCTAGGATGATGTTGCTTGGATTGATACGAGTAGACCATGGTTCGGCTAGTTCATTTGTATAAACACGCTCAAAAGCATGACCATAGACTGAAACATCTGTTGCAAGTTCGACATCAAGATTAGAGATAGTCTGCCTCTTGTAGTTATCAATAATTAGGTCAATATTAAGCCCCTCAGAGGCTAAATATTGTACAGGATTGCCTAAAAGATAGCCCACATTAGTCTTTGTGATATATCTAGCATTATTAGCCACAACTTTAACTTCATGTGGTGCAGGTCTTGATGTTACATTTACCGAAGAAAAATAGTCTTTCAGGGTATTGTAATATCTAACCTGGTCTTTGCGAGTCAAAGAAGTTAATAGGTTATTAATAATTTCATCTGTTGGTTGTGTTCCTCTCGCGAGAATACATTGTTTAATTGTAGGCATTTCGTTCTCCTTTACCTTTCAAAAACCGAACTTCGGTTATATCTAGAGCCATAAAGCTCTGAATCGCTCAAAATCTGAACTTCCATTCCGCTAGTGACTTGCTCATAGATTGAGGCTAAAACATCCACAGCGTCATCATGAGCGTTCTTACCTTTACGCTGATAACTCATCACCTGCTTATAGAAGTCAGGGAATCGAGTCCTCCAATTAGGTGGCATATAGACGTGATTTTGAACCCATGCAGAGCTTGCTAAAATACGAGACTCCTTATTATGTGTCTGCGGTACGCTCTCAATCTGGGTACGATTAGAGCCATATCGTTCATTTATAATTCTTTGAACATTTCTAGCAAAGCCTCGACCACCATTATTAGACTCTATGCGAGAAACATTTACTCCGCCACTAAATAAAAGCTCCGCCACCTTAGGTTCAGTTACTTCCATAGCTTCGTCTGAAAATACTAAATCACTAACATAGAACTCTTTTTCGAATACAACGCCATTAATTGAGCAGAGAAAGTCGGAACCAGTATCGGCCGTATCAGTGAAGTTCATAATCTTGCCAGATGGCAATTTTTCCCACTCCTTAAATTCTGAATATAATCGGCCTTTTACATCGATTGGAGTCTGATTATAGTTAGCCTCGAAAATATCGACATTCATCTCGCGCTTAATGAGGTTCATGTCTTTTTCGCTCAGAATGTCTTCACAGAGCATTTCACCCTTGTCATTCTGAACGTGATACTTGATAATCTCACACTCATCCGGAAACGCTTCCATAATGCGTCCAGCTAGATCTTTAGAAGACCAACGGGTCATGACAATAATGCACTTTTTCTCCCCCTCAAGCCTCGATAACATAGTATTCACGAACCACTGGTAGGTATTATCTAGCGCCGTCTCGTTATATGCTTCCTCAGCCGACTTTATAAGATCGTCACAAATTAGGTAGTCACAGCCAAAACCCGTAGCTGTACCGTTCGGAGAAGTGGCTAAGTATGAGATCTGACTTTGTCCGTCTATGGTCCACTTCTTAGCACTTGCATCACCATACTTAACTTTAGTTTTAGGGAACATGTCGGAAAAAACGACACGTTCACCAATTTTTTCTGTTTGAATAGTGTTTCGGACATTCTTAGAGAAAACACTAGCAACATCCTCGTTATATGAGGCAGTCATGACTCGACAAGTCGGGTCACGTCCGAGGAGCCACGCCGTGAGACATTGGTCTGTTAGGGATTTTCCGTGCCGTGGAGGCATATTAATAATAAGAAAACGCTTATCTTTATCATTAATAAAGTTTTCCACAGATTCGCAGAATTCTTTAAGATATGGACGCTCATCTTTATAAAAATTAGGGAATAGAACCTGACAAAAATCATAAAGATGACGCCTAGCCAGCTCCAATTTCGCACCAAGCTTAATCGCCTCACCTCTTGTCATTTTGCAAGCTTCCTTAATTCCTCTTCGGATAAGTTCTCAAATGGATTGAAGACCTCTTTTTCCGAAACATCTTTAGTCTCGGTTGGGTCATAATTACCATTGAGCTTAATGAGTTTATCGGCAGCCTCTACGCACTTCGGGTGGTCTGGGTCACTAGCAATAGCGATTAAGTTATTAATTACACCTTGCACGAGATTCGGGTCATTCGAGGCACGAATCTTCACTTGGTGGCGAAAAGACATATCTTCGGTTGGTCGACCACCATTATTGCCAACGGAAAGCTTATTGCCTTTCGAGAAAGTTCCGTCCGAGTTCCGTCCGACTTTTACGGCTTTAGCTTTCTTCTCTTTTGCTACTTTCTTTGTTGCAACTTTTTTGACAGTCTTTCGAACTGGCTTCTTTGCAACAGAAACCTTAGTGGGTGTTTCTTTTTTGGAAACAGCCACCTTATTCACCAATTCGTTATCCCGTCTTTTTATAGGCATTTATTAATTCCTAATTCTCTTCGGTAGTTTCTTCTTTAGCTTTCTTGCCACGCTTCTTATCAGCCTCTTCGGCTTCTTCAGGCTCTGCTGGAGCATGTCCTTCTTCCGGAGCTACAACAGGATTTTCAGAGTTTTCTACAGGTTTCTCTTCATTATGAACTTCTTCACTGGTTCCGACATTATTGTCGGTAGCATCTGCACTATGTTCTTCTACTGGTGAATATTCAATAACTTCTTCTGGGTGCTCTGGCTCATCGTGCTTTTCTGGTTCTTCGGTAGCCTCATCGTGCTTTTCTTCGGAGACTTCAGGATGTTCTGGTTCAGGAACCTCTTCATGAGTTTCAGGGGTCTCTTCAGTTGTATTTGAGTTTTCCACAGGCTCTTCTTTAGTTTCTGCTCCCTTAAGAACGAACACGATCTGGTCACCAAAAATCACCTTGTGGCATTTACCGTTTACGAATTCATCAGTGATGTCAAAATCGATACCATAAAAATCAACGATTACACGACCGTTACTATTTTTTTCTACTAAAATCTCGTATTCCATAGAATCTCCTTATTTTTTAATACGCGGGGAATTATTAATCTTTTCAATCATTTGGCGCATGGTCTTGTTATGAAGTAACTGACCGCGCTTTCCAAATAACAGCACCTTTGGCCTCTTAATTAAGCCATGAGAATCTTCTCCAGAAACTCCGGCCTCAAATAAGATTCGACTGGCTGGTACATAAATAATAAATAATCTTCCACGTCTTTCTATCGCACGTAGCTCTCTACAGTTATCGGCAAAAAATAATGAGTTTATCACTTGTCCAGTTAGGCGTAACAACTCAGAATAGCTAAATTCTGTCCTTGTATACTTGTTTTTAATGTCGTATGTTTTATCGGCTAATAATTTCGTCGTAATTATCGCCTCTACCTCACTGATTCCTCGATCTAAAATCATCCTTTTTTCTCCAATAAAAAGACCCACAAGTAAAGACTTGTGAGTCGTAGATTTATAGCTTAATTATAGCATATTTCATCAGAGCAAAAATATTACTTGTGGAAAACTTTATATTTTACAAAAAATATCATTTGAATTATTATTAAAGTGCAAAAACAATGCATTTGTGAAAACCCCTCTGGAGCTTTGGCTTCGAGGGTTTTTCTTTCCCCAAAATAAAATGATTTATTTAGGGAATTAAAATGTCAGAAAAAAGAATTGAAACTTTAAGAAATCGTCTTGGTAAAGCTTCAGATTTAGTTAAAAATGATGAATATCTTCCAATGTTTAGGAATCGTCAAATTCACTTTAAGAAAGAATTTGAAGAATCGGTAAAATTAGCAAAAAAGAAGCGTAATCCGGAGCATTATTTTGCCTCTATCTGGTCTTGCAAATCGCTTGAAAAGACACTTGAGACGATTCGTAAAATGATTTATCGCGCGATTGAAAAAGCTCGTGAATATCAAGCTTATATCGAACGAGTTAAGACTGAAGAAGACGTTAAAAATAACTATAACCCCGAGGGGCGTGCGAAGCTAATCGCGATGCTTAAAGATCGTGGCAAAAATTATAGTAATATTTTTGGCCTTTAATTAGAAAACGGTTCTTATTTTTACGTGGGGTAGCTTTTTTATTTCCATATTTTACGAAAAAACCGCAAAAACACGCTTTATATTGTGAATTTTCGGGTATTTAATAAAAATTATTGAATCTTTTCGTAATTGGAAAAGTTTTCCGTAAGCTTTCTGATTATTTCTTTATAAATTTTTAACAGAGAATAACAGATTAACTTAAAAACTAGTCTATATAGATATTAAATTTAGTATTTAATAAAAAAAATTCTATATAGAAGTATAAGTAATACTTAATTATTTTCTATATAGAACGAATTAATAATTTTAATCAGGAGGTAGGAAAGAAAATGGGAGAGTATGAAGTTAAGCGAGGCTTTTACTAACTATAGGGAGATTGAGGTGATATCGAGAGGCTTGTCTCCGAAGACACTGGAATCTTATATTTACGCAGAGAAATTAGTTATCGAATATTTTACAGATACTGAGGTCAGAAATATTACGCCTCTTGATGTGTCGAAATTTTATCAATATTTATGCAGTTTTCAGCGGCCGGATACCGCTAGAGGAAACATAATTTGTTTTAGATCAGTTTTAAGGCGTTGTGTGCGCAAGGGCTGGGCTAGTATTGATGTAGAAGACATTAAAATCCCTAAACGTGAGAAGCGCGTCGTGAATTATCTCACGGAGTCAGAAATTGAGCGATTTATCGGAGTGATTAGTGCTAAATATAAGGGTTACTCTAGAATTAATCGTCTAAGAAATACGGCAATCGTTAATCTTTTTTATGATTCAGGTATCCGTGTCAGTGAACTATGTTTATTAAATCGTAATAGTATTAGAGAGCGTCAATTTACGGTAATAGGTAAGTCTAAAAATCCTAGAATTTGCTTTATCACTAGAAAAACAGAGGAGGCCATCGCAGAATATTTAGCTGAACGTAGTGACAACGAGAAAGCACTTTTTATTGCAACTCAAAACGGAAAGAGAATTACATCGGATACAGTTAGAAAGATATTCCAGAACGCCTGTAAACGTTCAGATTTTATTAATGTTCATCCGCATACAATCCGACATTCTTTCGCCACAAGACTCCTAGATAAAGAGGTGGACATCAGATACATCGCAGAACTCATGGGTCATGAAAGCTTAGATACAACTAGAATTTATACTCATATTTCTAACCCAAAATTGAAGAAAATCTATGAAAAAGCCCTTGCAATTTTTTAACCATAGGCATATAATGAGATTATTAATAAACGCACCTTAAAATCTGTCTAGTGATACAAAATCATGATGACAGTGTGATACGAAAATGCTCTGTGTAAGCAATTTAATATCATTTAGGTGCGCGTCTCTTCCAAGGAAGAGGTCGAGAGTTAGAGTCTCTTAGCTCGCACCAAATGGCATTTTTGCTTATACGCCCAATTTCGGGCGTATTTTTAGTTTATATATAAATTAAAAACACATAAAGTTTTAATTTGTATATGCATTAAAAAATTACAGATATTTTAATATGTACAGATTAAAAAAATGGGATATTTTCGGTCCCATTTTTTCTTTCCCTTGGGGAACAAATGTATTGTTTTTGAAATTTGTTTTCCATAGACAGAAAAAACGGCTATGAACCCTATAAAGTTTTAGCAACTTAAAAATTCGGCAAAAAAATAAAACAAAAAAATAAGGAAAACAAAAAATGAATAATTACAACAAATTTAACAATCAGCAAAACTCAGAAGAAAGCACCCTCGCAGAAACGATTTTATTAGCAGGGTCTGGACTATTTTTAATCTGGGTCGGCGCTGCAACATTGCCAGTCATGAGTATCCTCGGATTCGTCATGATTGGCACGGCATTAATAGATTAATAAAAGAAAAGAGAGAAAATATGAAAATCGAAGTACAACAACTAGGAATCCCAAAATTTGTCAGGGTAAACGTAGTTAAGAAGGGTTAATTATGGTAGGGCGAATTAAAACAGTAAAAATTG